TTGAGATAGAACAGGGCCAGCGTCGCCGCGTCGGATGCGCTGGTTAAAAGCGTTTCCTTCTCCAGAATTTCCGCTTGATCGAAACGGAATCCGATGTTCGGGTCCGTCACCGAGGCGGCCAGCCAGTCCTTCGTCGTCGGGTCCTGGCCGTATTTCACGACGACGGTCTTTCGGACCGACGCGGTGTCATAGATCAGCGCGAAGGACGCCATGTCGATCTGGTCGATCCGGGTCTCCGCACCTGTCGTCCCGACCGCATAACGGAACGCGCCGAAGGTCCCGTTCAAGAGCGGAATCAGGTGGAATACGTTCGAGTCCTGGAGCCACCGGATGAAGTCGCCGATAGGAATCTGTTCGGTCAGATAGACGGCCAACACTTGGGTCCGAGCGGTCCGAAGATCAAAAAAACTGACCAAGTCGATTTGCGATTTCGGGATGGCGGGGGAGTTAAATATCGTGAGTGCGTGGAAGAGAACATCCGCCCCGAGGGCGCTGTAAGTCCCATCCTCGATTTTGCACTTCGCGCCCTTTGCTTTGCAGGTGATGATGGAATCTCCCGGGTCCGCGACGAGATCGATGATCGCGGTTGCCGGGGTCGCAGTATAGTCTCCGGGGGGGGTGAGTGCGACTCCGTCTTTACAGACCACGCTGATGTCTTGAAGCGGATGACAAGCGACTAAATATTCGAAGGTTGTGGTATCGATGCAAACAGGCGTCAGATTATCGAGTTCCCCGAAAAGAATCGGGATGGCCCGTCCGATAGCATTCGGATCCATGTCCGGATAGGTTGCCAGATCATAGAGGGCGGTCGGGATCATCCCGAAAAGCCCCTCCCGTGCGTCGACGACCTGGAACGTCACGGCCTCGTCGGTGACCATCGGGCGGGTCGTCCGGCCCCAGAATATCGTCCCGAGTTCTGAGTAGGTCGAGTCGATGGCCCCGACCTTCAGCCAGAACTCTTTTAAGTGCCAGATGTAAGCGTCGAGGGCGATATACCACCAGCCGTCGTTTCCGTATTTAAGCTCGCCCGCGGATAGGGCAACATCGCCGATATAATAATCCCCGACAGCTTGCGTGACCGACGGGGCTCCGCCTAATGGAATGATGGCCCGGTAGGACATTGGCTCCAGTAATCGGAGGAGCGAGACATCATCCCAATAAACATAATAAATCGAACCGTGGTCGGTTGTCCCGCGTTCAAGAATAAAGATATAAGTCGAATAAGTCGCGTGAGCCGTGAAGTCAAAAGTGACTTCGGTCCATCCCGCACTCGTGATACCCGTCACTTCGTTATCGTGAACGGCCCCCCAAGTTCCAGTCGTGGAGTTGAGCCACACATTGCCGTCATCATCCTGGAGTCGCCAATGGACGGAGATCCCCGGCGAAGCGACCGAACTCGTGACGCGGAAGCGGACCCGTCCCTTGCATCCCGGGCGAAACCTCAGGTTCAACTGATAGACCTGGACGTTGTCCCCGGCGGCGTCGACCGTCATCGTCAGCGAGTATGCTCCGCTATAAATCTCGGTCGTCTCGCGGGCGATTGCCGATGTCCCAGCGTGGGCGTCCCACCACTCCACGAGCTCCGTCGCGTCCACCCAGTCCTCCATGCCGCCGTCCAGGAGCTTCTCGATTTCCGGCTCGAAAACTGGGTCCCGTCCGTCCGCGTCCACGCGGTCCGCAAACCCGATGAGGAAATAAGCCAGGATGCAAAAGTCATAAACCCCGCCCGTCTGATGGCTCGGAATAACCCCGGCGGGTGAAGTGTGAAGGTAAAGCCGCTGGTTCACGAGGTCCATGAAAAAAGTAGACGCCACGGCGTCGCACTCCGCGACCGTGAACACCTCGTCGTAGGCGGCCCCGTTCTGCGTGACCTCGATGATCTCGCCGTCGGTCATGGGCGCCCAATGCGAACCGCCCCCTGTCGCCGTCCATGTCCGGCTCTCAACCTCGATGGCCGGCTTGTGCTCGCCGATGACGAGCCTCTTGGCCTCGGGCAATAGGATCAGGTCTTCGAAATTCACTGCCTCAGACCTCCTCGGCCAGACTGAGGGTTAACGTCCAGGTCGTCAGATGGAGATGTTCCCACTCCCAGGCCGTCGCGATGACATAGAGGGTCGCGTTCGGAACGTCCGAGTCCTCGCAAAACCAGAACGGGATTGACCATCCGACAAGCCGCCGGATTGTTTCGAACGATGTCTTCTCGGCAGTCCTGAACGTATATTGCCAGATGCCCGGTTGGTCGTGGATGACGACCGTCCGCTGGCCGCCGGCCGACTTCGTAATGACGCTCACGTCCTCCGGCGTCGCCGTCCCACCGATTTTGTAATTAACAGCCGGCTCAAAATATAATCCCAAGAACATCGGCCCGGCCTCGACGTAGAGGTCCGTGTTGGCGGCGTCCGAAATGAGGAGCCTCCAGTATTGATGGGTCTGTGCCTCAAAGAACGCGCCCATCGTCGTGTTGTCCACGGGGCTTAAGACCGCCGCGAAATCGGGGGCGGCCCAATGCCCCGCCTCATCCTCGTGGGTAGCCTGGATGGTGACTACCGCCGTCGCCGAGAAATTATTGCCTCGAATTAAAAATGCCGTCGCCGGAATATTGGCGGCCCCGAGATCGGCGGTAAGGGTCTGATCGGTGACAACGGTCGTTGACCTCCACCGTCGGCCGGGCGCGCGCTTCTGCGTTTTTGTCGCGGGGAAATACGTCTCCGCCGTCGAGGCCGTCAGGGTGGTCGTTGCCGCCTTCCATCGGTTATCGTATAGAAATCGACAGTTGGCCATGTCAGTATGCTCTTATCGCACGCGGATGAATTAACATGTTCTCCGATTTGGTTCCTTCCCGGATCGTCTTAGAAATGAACGTCTTCATCTCTTTCCCGTCGATATAGACGTGGTGGTGATGGTGTTCTACTATTGTTTGGGCAGAGCCGCCCCGGGCCCCCCTTCCCATGATCGCCTCCCGGAGCTGGCGCGGTGAGCTGACGATCTCCGCCTCCCCGCCCTCGGCCACCTCGTATTCCTGGCCGCTGGCTTGAGACATGAGCAGGGCTTTTTGCTTGAAGATGGCCCCGGCCGCCGCGCCGATGGGCTGGGACCGGATGATGGCGATCTGGACGGCCCCGGCCGCTGCCGTGATCGCGGCCAGTGCGATGTTGAACGGCGGGGGAAGCGCGGATAGGGCCGCCGTGACACCCTCGGCAACGTTGATTATAGCCTGTGCGATAGCGATGATCTTCGCTTTTTGCGCCGCGGAAACCTCCAGCGCCCGCCGCTTCATGGTGTACTCGGCATCTAGGGCCGTGATGGCTACCTCTTTTTCCTCCTCATTCATCACGCTGTTATTGATAAGGTCAAGGCGGGCCTGGTATTCCTCATCCAGTAGGGCGAGTTTGTTCGTCAGACTCTGTTGCATGGCGGCTTCGATGGCACCGAGTCCCTGTTGCGCGGCCGTACAGACCTGTTCTATTTTGCCGACCGTCGTATTCGCCCAGGTCGTCACGCCCGATGTGTCTTTGAGTGTCTTATTGAGATCATCAAGGAGTTTTTTATATTGTTTGAGCGAAATCATCCCCATGACGAGTGCCGCCACGAGCGCCTTTTCCGCAGTGGTGGCTGTCTTAAATCCCGGTCCCGTTATCTTGAGTTTGTTAACCATGTCCTGTATCGACGAGGCGAACGCTGATGTCGCTGTCTTGGCCTTCTTTTCCGCGTCCGCTGCCGCGTCGAGGTCTTTATGGATGCTCTCAAGTCCCTTCGCGTAAGCCTTGTCGGTGATGACCCCCGCCTTGAGCGCCGCGTTCAGTTTCATTTCGTCGTCGATGGCCTTTACCATCGCCGCGTGCATGGGGTTGTACTTGGTGATGATGTCCACGGCGGCCTTTGCCAGCGCCCCCTGCGCCTTTGCTGACTTGCCTGCCTCGACCCCGACGTCCTTCGTGGCTTTGGCGTTTGCGGCCATCGCCCTGTCGTAATCACCGATGCTCATGGCCCCGGCCTTCCAGGCCTTCGTCAGGGTGTCCTCCTCCGCCTTGAGCTTGATCATCGCGCCCAAGAGCGGGTTGTATTTGGCTACGATGTCGGCGGCTGCGTCCCCGAGCTTTTTATATGCATCCGCCGCTTCCTTCGCCGCCTTGATTTCGGCTGCCGTCAATTCGTGGACCTTATTCCCCACTTCGTTTATCTTCGCGGGCGCGCTCGCAAACATCCCAACGAGCGCGGCAAAGTCAATACCGAAGACCTTCGTCAACGGGGCCGCTTTCGCAAAGGCCTTTCCCACCACGTCGATGGCGATCCCTAGACCTGCGTTGACCTTCGCGGCATGGTCAGCCTTTGCGGCCTCCAGCTCCAACGATAAAGTCAGTAATTTCAGGGCATCTGAGAAACTTCGAATAACCGGAAATCTCTCAAGTTGCTCCAGAAATCTCGTGAATGCGCCGGACGCCACGAAATTCGACATGGCTTTATTGAGGGCCACGATAGCCGTGCCGAATCCCTCGGTTTCAATGACCGCTTTTCCGGCTTGTTCTTTAACCTCATCCCAATTGTTGGCAAGCTGTTTCAATGATCCGCCGAAAGTGCCAACCTCTCTTGTCGAGCGCCCGTAAAGCTTCTCCAGCTGGTCGAGCATGGACGCCTGTTTCTGCTCCGCCGTGAGGTTCTCGCCGACGCGAATCCCAACGCGGCCCAGCGCTCCGTAGTTCCCCTCCATCGCCTTCGTCACCATCATGGTCGCGCTGTGGAGGTCTATCCCCATCGTGGATGCCAGGCCCATCGCGCCCTTTGTCGCCCGGTCAAGTCCCTTCTGGTCAAGGCTTGTGAGCTGGAGAAGTAGCGCCTGGCTGGCCATGACCTGCTCATCCGTGTAGGTCGTCGCCTTTAATTGCTCAGCAGCGAATTTTTTATAGTGCTGGATGTTCCCTTCGACGGTCCGGCCTGTAATCTCCAGGGCGGCCTTCAAGTTATTCTCAGCTTGTTCTGCTTCTATGGCGTTTGTGATGGAACTCGCAATGACATCCTTGAGCGCACCAATCCCTTTTTGTAGCGCAGAGGCTACCAATGTTCCGGCTGTGAATTGGGCGAAGAGGCTGCCGAAAGGCCCGCTGGAGCCCCCGGCTTTGGCCGTCGTCCCGGCCGCCTTGTCGATGGCACCGTCGAGGTCCTTAATAGACTTCAGCGCACCGGTAGCATCGCACTCGACGATATATTTTATGTCCGAAATTGGAGTTCTCCTCGTTTAGCCACTTAATTGCTCCTGAGCCTTATTTCTCCGCTCCGCCGCGACGGTCTGGAACATGATGTGGATTGAGTTCAGCGCAGACAGCGCCATCTTCCGGGCCGGTCCGCAAAATCTCACCCCCCGAAATTCTTCGGCAACGATTCCGGCTTCGAGCGTGAAGTGATTCACGTGCTCGACGTACCAGTTCCAGATCCCGATCTCAAATGCGCTCAGCTTCGCCGATATCGCGTCCAGCCTGCAATTCACGCACTCCTCCGTAGATTCGCCTACCTCGTGCTGGTGATCTTCCGGCTTCAGCATCGCCTCCCACCGATCGGCATAGAGCGCGAGATAGGCCGTTAATTTTTTAGGAAGTATTCCGAGTTCCCGGCAAACTCCGCCAGCGCCCGGACGAGGACCAAAGCCACGGGATCGGTTGGCACGGTCTCACCGTCAACGACTGCTTCCGGCTGTTTGATCTTCAAGCCGAATAGCAAGGGCAGATATTTGTCCTTGTTCTCCCGCGTGCAGGGGAGCGGCTTCCCGTCCTCCGTCAGGTCCCAGTCATGGATCGCGTCGCTCACGGCCCGCCGGATCATGTCCGAGATTCGCGGAGGACGTATGCCGTCCCTGGATTCATTGACGTAATCCTGGACCGCATCAAGCGGGATGAACCCGACCTTGAACGTGATCGAGATAGGCTCCCCCGTCGTGTCCAGCCAGTAGGCGACATCAGCTTCCGGCTGTAATTTCTTGATGTCCATGTGCCTCCTTGTTATGCGAGATAATCCGCGCTCCTTGAATTCATAATCTGGCAGACGACCGGGACCAGAACGCCCGTCATCCCGATCGGCCCGCTATCCGGCACGAGCGCCCTTAAGACTATCTTTGCCGGAATGATTTTCGAGTCGGCATACTCGACGTCCTCAATGATGAGACGCGGCAGCTGAAACTTTAGGTAGTAGTTGTATGCCCCTTCGATGGCCGGCCCGGTGATGGTCAAGTCCGCTTTCTTTTCCGTCCCGGCAATCCAGGCCGCAAAATACGCCGCATTCGCAGTATCCATCCTCGGGAACTCCATCGTCAGTTTGATGGACGGCTTGTCGTTTTCCACCGGCTCCACGATTGTCTGGACACCGGCGACGTGCTCGCTGTCCATCTTACGTTCGATTTCGAGCGTGAAGGATTTGGGCCGAATAATGTCGCCGTCCACAAAGTCGTTCCCGGTCTGTGCGTTCAAATGGAAGACGGCCTGCGTAAACTTCGCTCGCGCGTGCGTGTTGCCGAGGACGGTCGTGGAAGTGAAGGCCGCCGGGAGCGCAGAATCGTCCACGACCTTGATCCCGCGCAAATTGAACGCCGCTTTGATAAGCCCCCCGCTCAGCGAGAACGTGCCTTTCAGCACTTTGAACGTCGGGACCGTGTGAATGGCGGTGAACTTCTCCGTCGCGTAGGTTCCGAAAATCCCAAAAACCGTATTGAGGAGAACGAACGAATGGAGATAATTGAGCGCCAGCCCGACCGCCGCCGCGGATGATGTGTACGTTATCTCGCCGGATAAGTCGGCCGCAAAGCCCAAGAGCGTGTCGGCCGCCGCCGCGTTATTCGTCCCCGTGTTCCACCACAGTTTGAAGTTGGCAGTCGTGGCAATCGTGAACTTCCGAGTCGTTGCGTTATAGGTGACAGTATAGGTCAACGTTCCGTTGGACAGAGGCTCCAGCCTGGCCTTAATTTCTGCACAGAGTGCCGTTGCCGCATAGGTCCCGTTGGTCAAGATTGCATTTTTCTCACCGCCTGCAGCTTCCTCAAAATCGATGTGATGGTTCGCGTTGCTCACGATAAAGTACATTCCCGGCAGTCCGGCCGTCCCCATGAGCATCGCCAGCAGAAGGTTCTCACGCCCGTCCCATCGGTAATCAAAGTCAAGCCCGAAGTCCGATGCGTTGATAAGCCCGACGTCCAGGTTCCCTTCAAACGCCGAAGCCGCCTCGTCCTCCATCATCTGCACCGCCGCCTTCGGGGACCCCGGATTCAGCGGCAAGAACCCCATCCCGGCCGCATCCGTATCGACAGCCGTCCCCCATGTTCCGGCCTTTTTGACCGCTGCCTTGTTTAGCCTTTTCTCAATGTCCGCCATGTTGTCCTCCCATTACGCGATGAAGCTCGTCGACCGAACGTTCGTCACGAAAACCCCGATGGGCAAAAGCCCCGTCAGGCCCGTTTGCGCCACGTCCGCCATGACACCCCGAAGGACGATCTTTGCCGGAATGATCTTGCTGTCCGCGTATTCCACGTCCTCAATAATGAAATGCGGGAATTGGAGGTTCAAGACATAGGGATGAGTCGCGTCGGCAAGCGGCCCGGTCACTACGATATCGGCCTTCTTGTCTGTGGCTGCCGTCCATGCCGCAAAGTACGCGGCGTTCACCGCGTCCATGCGCGGGAAGTCCATCGTGAGCTTCACGCTCGGCTTGTCATTCTCGATAGGCTCAAGGATGACCTGGCTCCCGGAGACATGCTCCGCGTCCATCTTCCGCTCGATCTCCAAGCTGAATGTTTTCGGCTTGATGATGTGGCCGGAACCCAATGTCGTGCCCCCGCCCGCGAGCGTGTAGTCGTTCATGCGGAACACGGCCTGCTGGAACTTGGCCCGGATGTGGGAATTGGCCGGAACGGTCGTATTGGACAGCGTCGCCGTCTCGTCGGTGATGTTACTTCCCCGCAGATTGAACGCCGCTTTAAGGAGTCCGCCCGAAGCCGAGAACGTCGCCTTCAGGACCTTGAGCGTCGGGATGGTATGCACCATCGTCCCCTTCTCAACAGCATAGGACGCGAACAGCAGCGCGACCGAATCCTTCAGCGTGACCGTGTGCAAAAAGGCTCCCCCGCCCAGCGCAGAGGGATTCGTGTCAACGCCCATGAGGAGGCCGAGGAGGATGTTCTCCAGGCCGTCCCAGCGATAGTCAAAGTCCAGGCCGAAGTCCGAAGCCCCGAACGTGCCGACGTCCAGGTTCGCCTCGAACGCTCCGGCGGCTTCGTCCTCGATCATCTGGACGCTCCGCTTGGGCGTGCCGGGATTAAGCGGCAGGATGCCATTCCCCGCGCCGTCCAGCCCGGCGATGACCGCACCCCATTCTGTCGCCTTCTTGATGGCCGCCTTGTTAAGTCTTTTTTCAATATCGCCCATGTTGACCTCCTATCTCGATGCCTTTTTCTTTGCCGGACGGGATTCGGTTTTCGGCTCCCGTTCCGGCTTCACTTCGACGGCGTATCCATCCTTAATCCAGGACGAGACGACCTCGTCGGGGACGCCCAATGCCGCCATGTCGATGATGTGTCCGACCTTGAACAGGCCGAACTCCGTGTGCTGATTGCTGATCGCCCATTTCACTTTCATGTCATACCCCCATGACCCCCGCGATGCTGACTCTAATTTTTTGATCAAAAAAGCCCATACCTTCGAGTGACAAATACCCGTCATCCGTTTCCGGTGAATCCTCAATCCTTGTCTCAACGGCCAGGACACCCAGACTTCCGGCCGCCCCGCTTCGCGAGTCCGCGTCGATGGCTTTCCTGATGTCCGCGATACACCGTTCCAGCTTCGTCACCGTGTCGACGCTGTCCTTGACGATGCCCTTGATGGACACATAGAAGTCCTCGGTGTATTCGCTATCGTCTCCCGCCGCCCCGCTGAGTTCCACCTTACCGCCGGAGGCCGTGAACACCATGTAGGTCGGGAACGCCTTGCACTCGCTCCAATGGATGAAGCGCTTGGCCACCTCGCCGGGTGTGTAGAAGTAGGTGGCACCCGTCGAGATCCCCTGGAGGACCGCGACGATCCTATCAATGACCTGAAGTCTCAGGGGCGTTGCCGGCGTCGTCATAATATCCTCACAAGAATTGCGTCGTGATCGGGCGAGGCATAGATGCTCCCGTCCATTGTCGTGACGGTAAACTGCACCAAATAAGTCGCGCCCGAAACGCCGCCGTGCATCATCTGCATGACCTGCTGACCGGAGATGACGACGTCTCCGTCCAGTGTTAAACCGGACGGTGAAACAGCCGCCGTCGCTGTAACAATCGCGTTTGCCGTAGTCACATCGGGCGGCCAGTAGTAGAGGCCGATCTTGAATTTCTCAACAGCCGCTTTTTCCACGATGAATTGAGTCATGATCTCCCTCTTGGCGTCCAGGCCCTTCGTCTTCCCGTATGGATAACGTCCTTCACTAACCGACCCCGATATGTCGGGAAGGCAAGTTCCTGGCCGGTTTCTATGATTAAATAGTCCGGCGAATCAGAGGACTGCGTTTGATAACCCTTCTGAACCTCAAGAATGAAGGTGAGATAGAGGATCGCCGCATCGCTTATTTGTTCCTGAACGCCTTCTGCCGCCACCAGGTCTATAATATTTCCGGGGAGCGTCGCCTGATCGGATACCTGCTCCTGCGTCCCCTCTTGGGCCGCCAGATGATGCTCTTGCGTCAAGGGCGGAGTATCCGAGACTTGAGTCTGTACCCCTTCGGCGGCCTGGAGATTATGCGTCTGCGTCAATCCTGGCGTTTCAGACGCCTGTTCCTGAGCTCCTTCGGCAACGACGAGGTTGTGAACCTGCGTCAGTGCGGGCGTGTCCGAGATTTCGAGCTGAACCCCCTCGTCCGGAATAAGGTCAATCGCACCCGCTTCTTCCTCGATTGTCGGCGTATCCGAGACTTGAACTTGTGCGCCTTCATCGGCGGCCAGGATGTGAGTCTGCGTGAGTGGCGGGGTGTCGGACGCCTGCGTCTGGCTCCCTTCGGCCGTGGACAAAATATGTGTTTGCGTGAGCGCGGGCGTATCAGACGCCTGGACTTGCGCCCCTTCGCCTGCGGTGAGAATGTGAGTTTGAGTGAGCGCCGGAACATCGGATACTTCATCCTGTGCCCCCTCAGCCGGGACGAGTGGAACCACTTGCTCAAGCGCCGGAGTGTCCGATGCTTGCTCTTGGCTTCCCTCTGCCGCAACGAGGATATGCGTTTGTGTCAGGGCCGGAGCGTCCGAGAGTTCTGTCTGATAGCCCTCCGCTGCCACCAGCTGATGTTCTTGGGTCAAGCCGGGTGTGTCGCTACCCTCAGTCTGAAACCCTTCAGCGGCAATGAGATCGATCGGGGGAGTCGCGGGCGTCAATGCTACCGCGTGCCCGCTACTGACGGCTGACGTGAAGGTGCTCAGCGAGTGGGCGTCGATTGCATCCGTGCCCGCTTTTACCCCACTAAAGCAGGCAAGGGCGCAGTATGTGCTGTAAGCGACAGCATAGCCGAGCGTGATGGTCGCTGTCGGATCGCTCCCGGAACAGGCGGTCGCTACGCCGCCTAAGGCATTACTGCCGATGATAAGGACCAGACATCCATTCGTGACCGTCGGCGTCGGGACGGCGATGGACGTCCCCGCCGCGTTTATCTGCTGGTCCGCTACATTTATGGGGTTGGAAGTATCAACGCCAAGCCAAGCCGCCATCTCCCCCCGGTTCCGTCCTGTCGTGCCAAGAGTGAAAGTGAAGGTCGTGGCGTCAACGTCGGTCTGGACGGCGAATTTATAGAACAGGGCCGAGCGGGAGCTTGCCGTGTTGGACTGCGCTCCGATTATCGTCCAGTCAGCCGGCGGCGTAATTGTCCCGGACGTCGCCTTATTGACGACGTGCGCCAGCATGAAGTCGCCGAGGGCCAGGCCCGCGGGCTTCGTGATGATGCAGTTAGACGAGTTCGCCCCAGGGCTGGCCCCGACGGATCGCAGCGTAATGGCCAAGAAAGCCTCTTACGCCACGTCTCGGATTTCGTCGATGTCGGTCGCCGGGAAATTGACCAGGTTGCCCGCTGTCAGCGTTTGGAGCGTCAGCGTCCCGATGAGTCTGATGCTCGTGTCGCCCGACTTCCCGATAACGTAATGCGTTGCATCCCCGTTGTGGTCGACGGTGAATCCGTTCTGCGCCGCCAGGATGAGCTTCCGGCCCGACGTGTCCCCATTGTCCTTCGAAAAGTCTCCGCTCGTCAGGATGTGCGTCGCCAAGTCATAGGTCGCGGACGCTTCGGCATAGGTTGCCGGTTGCGCCGAGCAGATGAATAGTCTGTCACCGTTCGATGCTCCGATGATGTCAAGCATCAGGTCGATGATCGCATCTGGAATGAGTTTTGCCATGTTATCCTCCGTTATTTAATTTCCGACCGTATCCCCACCGCGCCGCTCCCCATGATCTCGGCCACTTGGAGCACTACGTTTTTCTGCATCATGGCCGAAAGTATCGGCTCCCGCTCCTCGATAACCGAAGTAAACCATTTGGACGCCGGGATGTTGACGTCGAGTTTCGATTTCTTTGTGAGCGCCAGCCACTTGAACCGCTCCTCTTTCCACTTCGCGTACATGAACCAGGCCCATCCGCGCATCCGCTTCGTGACGGTCGGGTGGGTCGTTCCGCCCTCGTCCTGAATCTTCGCGTAGGGAACCGACTGTTTGCCCCCGATCCCCGTCCCGATGGCGATGGTCCACCTGTCGTCGCCGACGCCTATAAGCTGGCCGATGTTTCTCTGCATCATGGCGGTCTTTTTACTATGGTGGACGCGGGTCGATATCTGCCTGTCCGCCGCCGAGCGCATGAGTGCTTTGATTGTCTCAGCCGTCCACGATGTCGCCTGATACTTGTGCGCCCTGCCAAGAGCGCCCAGAACCTGGGTCTTTCGGATCGCGCCCGAGAAATCTGCGCGAAGGCCTATTCCATCCGTCATATAGTGACCCGCTTGAATTTCGCCAGGATCGTCAGTTGTGCTTTCGTCAATGCGCCGTCTGCGTTGACCGAGCTCGTCGATCCGTCCGGCATCGTCCTTCCGCTCTCCCCCCAGCCCTGCTCTTTCATCGTCTTCCACTTCCGGGCGATGAGTTCGTAGCAGACGAGCGCGATGTCCGCCGGAATCGCCGCGTATCCCGCCGTATAGGTGACGGTGAAGTTCCCTCTGCCCTCAGCCCAGACTCCGTTGACCTTCCGCAGGCAGAACGCATCGATGACGAAATCCGCATCATTGCCCTCTGTGTATTCAGCCCCGTAGGAATCCACAACCGACGTGACTGCCGTGATGGGCCAGTTCAAAGGCTTGAGCGCCGACGTCCCGTCCCCGCTGACAAGTTCGCCCGTGTAGGTTGCGCTCAAAAGAATGCATCCAACCTCGCGGTTAATCTGCTCGGACACCGCCGAGATAATCGACGGTAGGATGGCGTCCCATGTCGTGATAGACTCCCCCGGCCAGAGGTATGATTTGACGTTTGCGAGCGTGACCAGGTCTGCCATGTTCAACTCCTCTTTTTCTTGCCTTTCTTTGCGGGCGCTTCGATCACTTCAAGCGTAACGTTCGGCCCAATCTTCACTTCCGGCGGGCCATCTATAGATTTGTCCTGATAGGCCCGGCCATTTCGGATGTACATGAATGCCAGGTCTATCGGGAGGTCATAAGACTTCCCGGCCTCATAGGCGTTCCGCGTCTCTTTCATCCGGACGCGCATGGTCTTTCCCGATGCCCGAAGCGCATTGACCCCGCCTGGCGTCTTGTTAAATTCAATCGGCATAACTTACCCCTCTGTAAAATCAAAAAAGGAAATGGGAGGAGAGCGTCTTGGCCCCCCTCCCGATTGACTACGCTTGAACTTCTGTTTCCTGTGTCACGGGAATATGGTTCGGTTGTCCCATGACCGCCACCGCGCTCAAGGGAGTCCCATTCGTGTGCGTGCCTGTCTGCGTGAAGAGAATGCGCACGTACCGCAGGCTCCCCCGGTACATCCGGGTGATGGTCATGTCGTCCTCGGTAGGCTCGTTGATGACCCAATCGTTAACCCCGCCTTCGAGGTCTGCCGCCGGGATGTTGACGAAGCTCCCCGGCGTGGTGACGGCACAGTGCTGGAACGAGATCGTCCAGTAGAGTGCCCCACTGAGCGTGTCACCCGAGATCCCGACATGGGCGATCATCAGGACGTCGCCGTATCCCCAGCGGTCTTTCGCGACGCCCGTCCCCTCTGCCGTGTTATTGGCCACAACTGGCGTCAGGAGGCTGACTACTTTTTTGTCCGTAATTGTGTTGATCACTTTAGCCTCCCCGTGCCCTTACGCCTTGACTTTGAGAAGTTGAATGGCCTCCGGCAGAAGAACCCCGCCGCCGACGCGCCGCCGCGCCAAGAATCCGATCATGCCGAACTCGGCATACTTCTCGATGAGCCGCTGGATGATGATGTCCACTCGGTCGACGATGGTGTAGCCCGCCCTAAAATCGCCATAGGCGGCGATCAGTGCGGCATCAGCGGGCGCACCAGCTCCGCTCACGACATCCGGGCATTCAAGAACAGGTGAGCCCAGGATCGTCGCCGGCTGGCCCTGCGTGAGATTCGGCTGGAGAAGGTACATATTAGTCGTTGCGCTCTTGAGTGTGATGGCTGCGCCGACTGTCGCCCTGTTCAGGAGCCACGTGGCGTTGGCGACATAGGGGCTGGCGAGTGCGTACTGCGTGGCGATGAAGTCGTCGAATGCCAGGACGTTGGAGCCGATTGTTTCGAGTGCGTCCGCCGCAACCGTCGCGTTAATTGAGATACCCTCGGGCGCCGTTGTGCCGTTGCCGCTCCAGAAGGACGTCCCTTCCAATTGCCCGAACTTCCGGCCCACGACGCTGGCGATCTCCGCTTCCAGGTTGAAAACGCTGTCCTCCAGCATCTTCTGCGTGGCCTTGAACAGTTGCGCCATTTCGAACGTCTTGAGTTCGGTCAGTCCGTAGGTGAGTCCGGTCGTTTCGGTCTTTTCTGCGCTCTCTGCGATCCACGTGGCTGCCGGGACGGTGAGTTCCGTCGGGAACTCAACGGCATAGGCCGACGTCTGCCTAACATTTGCGACCGTGCGAATGGGCGAGAAAAGCGTCAAAGCCTTGATGATCTGCTGCACGTACTCGTAGGGGGCCAGCACTCCGGCGTGGTCCGAGTCCGCGATGGTCAGAACCTTGCGCTCATCGGGCGTCAGGTTGCCTCTGCCCTTGCGAAGCCAGCCCGCAAAAGCCTTTGTCTGGACTGCCTTCGCCACGTCGGCTTCGCTGGCCTGCATGATGGGCGTCTTGAGCCTGATGACCTCGTCGCTGAGTTCGTTATACCGCTTGTCGGTATTGACCTTGAACTCGTCGAAAGACGTCTTGTGGATGACGTCCCGCTCATACTCCGTGTGTTTGGTCTGCACGTCGGCGATGAGCTTGTTGACTGCGCCGTTAAGATCGGCGACTTGTTTTTCGATGTCCATGATTTTTCCTCCGTTAGGATTCGAGATATTCCTTGATCCGGGCCGTCATGCCCTCGATCAAGTGGAGTGTTTCCGGCTTGATCGCGGGCGGAGTGGGTTGCCCCGGCTCCGCACCCGGCTCTATGCTTTTTACGTCATCGACCAGTGCATCGGGACAGGATTGAAAGACGCAGGGCGATACTTCCCACAGGTTGATTTCTTTCAGTTGCCTTATGCCCGACTCGCGGTCGATGGCTTCTTTGTTGACGTTATATCCGATGGAGAGTCCCGGCACGGCTCCCTGAACCATGAGCGAGCGAATCTCACGAGCGAGTTGCACATCCAAGTTGAGCTGTCCGATAACCTCCAGGCCTTTCTCGCTCTCGGTCCCCGAGATAACGCCGATGGGCTTGTCGATGTTGTGCGACCACAGGAGCGGAAACTGCTTTTTTTCCCGCAGCGTTTTCTTGAACGCTCCCTTCTGCACCGAATCGCCGTAGGTGTCGACCACGTCGAAGATGGAGGCATAGCCGGTGAATGTCCCGGCCTCCCCCTCTTCGTCGCCCATGACGAACTTGAATTCCAGGTTTTTAGTTTCTAGTTTCTTTGACATATCGCCCTCCTCGTTAAGCCACAACCGGATACGTGCCGCAAAGGCAATTGCACACTTCCCCGGCACTGCCCCGTGGATCGCCCGGAAAGCCGAGCTGTTCTCCGCCGACGCTGAAATCATCGTCCAGCGCGACCTCTTGGCCGTCGGCCGCGATGTGCGATTCCCGACTATCCGGAACCATGGAGCACATCCAGCCCTTCAGTTCCACAAATTCGGTCTCCTTGAACCCCTCAACCGCGCCGTAGTTATCGACCTTCACGCTCTCCGTCCTTGCCCAGAGCCGTGATCTCCACGGCCCTAAGTCAGTAGCTTTATCGCTCAAGTTCTGCGCGAATTGCTGAACCGTCCAGTTTGAATCATTGGCCTCGTGGATCATCCGCTCGACAATCTCCAACATCGTCTTGCTCACCTTCGTGCCCGAATTGAAGATCATATCCTTGAGTTTCGCGTCCTGCTCGGGCGTCATTGTGAAGGTCCAGGACGTCGGCTTCTTGGGATCGCCCTTCCATGCCATCGCCTTGAATTCGGTATCGTCGAAAAGCTCGCCCTTCGAGGCCCTCATGCCGGCATTCCCGGCACGGATGAAGTGATCGACATACCAGGGCGTGAACGTCCGGGCGTATCGCTTCGTCTCTTCCTTGACACTGAAGATGTCGGCGGCATGAACGCCGCTCACGGAGCCGAGCCGTGCGGCCTTCTGTCGGAGCGCGTCTGCCTGGGCGCGAAGATAGCTTTTCGCCATCTGCTCGAACGATTTCTCCCGCGCCTTGACCCGCGCCTCGAACGTTTTCCAGAGTCGCTCCTTGAGTTCGGGCTTGGCCCAGTATCCCGTGCCCTTGAGTTCATTGGGGAATGGTTTCTGCTCTGGAGCACCAGCGGCCAGCGCCTTGCCCTGATCCTCTTCGGACATCGGCTCTTCATCGGTCCCTGGTTCAGCGTCTGCCCCTCCATCCGCAGTGCCTCCATCGGCAAACGGCTTGAGCGCATCCGGCACGGGTTCCGGCTCAGCGACAGATTGATCCAGCGGGATTTTCCCGATCCCGACTAGGATGATGTCGCCCTCCGGCCCCACTTCGTCATATCCCGTTGCAACACGCTTCTCGTTCACCGTCAGCCAGTCGGATGACGCAAGATAGGCATATTTCTGCGCCTGTTCCTCTTGCAAGGCTTCGATAGCATCCCTGTCGTAATCGAGATACAGCCCTTCCCCGAATAGCGGCACAATCCACGAGTTCAGCGCGTCCCGCAGGTTATCCATGATCGGGAGCACCGTCTCCATGTAGAGCGCCTTACGTGCTTCCTGGACGTTCGAATAGGTCTTATTCTCGCTGTCGCCCAAGAGTTCCGACGGCACATTGAACACGGAGCAGATGCGCCGCAGGTTGGACTTGTCCGCATTCACCCAGTCCATGTCCTTCGGCGAAATGGCGAACTGCTTCCAGTCGAACCCACCCTCCAGGATCATCGGCGTTCCCGCATTCCCCGAGCCCATGTACTTCTCGCGGAGCTGGCGCTCAAGGAACTTGCGCTGGTCCTCGGTCAGGTTGCCCGTGAGGACAAGGGCCCCCGGCGGACGCATATCGTTCTGGAGGATTTTCGCGTTCCATTCAGCCGACGCATTGGAAATGTCAATAGCCCTTGCCGCAACCTCAAGCCGCGACAGGCCATAGAAATCATCGAGCGGGTTGAAGTCTCTGAGGTGCAGAACTTCTTCTGTCTTGAGTTGTGTCGGTATGCCGTTCACCTCATATGTGAACCCGCCGACGAGTTCCTTTCCGCCCTTAGCCCCGGGCTTAACCTTCATCCGGTCCGGGCGCAGTGCATAAAGAAAGCGGGGCGGTTGCGTTCCGATCCCGACGCGCAGGATGTAACTATTCCCGGCCAGGAGTTTGTAACTCACCACCTTTTCGATGAACTGGAATCCATGATCGTACTCATTCGGGTGAGCCAAGAGTTCCGAGAGCGGGCTGTTGTCAAGCTCCGTCAGCTCGCCATCCGAAGCCTTGCGCCCAACCGTCCACGCGATCCCCGCGGCGGAGCGAGCGATCAGACTTACGCACGCGAACGCGGGAGCGCAGAGCTTATAGCCAGCCTGGGCCAGCTTGTTATAATCGGCGGGCGTCCAGACTGCCTCTTGCCCATACAGCATCGCCAGGATGGACTTCCACGTAGGATCCTCTTTCCGCTCCCTTGCCCTTGTGATGTTTAGCCCTAATAGTTTCATGCTATATGCTCCAAATTCGCGGCTCTACCCTTGGCCCTCCGATTAGCCAGTAGCTGAGGGCAAGGGAAATCACGCAGTCATCGTGATAGCCTTCCGGGGCCGCGTAGTGCACCATGCCCGATGACCCGATGGCATACTCGAAGATGTCAAGTTCATTCGTCTGAACCGGCTCACGTAAAAGGCATAGCTTTTTCTGGTCGAACCCGATCATGAGCGTCTCGATGAGCTTCTTCTTGCTCTCGGCCGTGAACTTATAGCCGACGACGTTCAGTCCGGCGCGTCGCAAGTCCTCATAGATCGGATCGCCAACGCCTGTCGCGTCCACGTTGAGTTTCGCCTTGTATTTTCGGATGACCGGAATGATCCGCTCTTTCTGCACCGTCCAGTCCAGGAGATTGAAGCGGTCCCAATAGACTTGCCGCCCATGCGCATCGAGGATCGTCAAGACCGTAAAATCCGTGAGCCGTGCCAAATCGAGCCCAGCGAAATATTCCTTACCGGGGAGCGGCTCCTCGCGGATCGACCCGATACATGCCTGGATGTTCCTGAATACGCCCGCGCTGTTCTCAAGGAACTCGGCCAGGTATTCCTGGCTGAACACATCAACCGGGAGCGACTGCCGCGCCTGCTCAATGTCCTCGGCGCTCACCTTCGGGTTATCGCTCGTCGGGAACTTCCAGCTCTTAAACTCGGGTTGAAGCACGTCCTGCCCGCGAGTCCACAACTCATAGAACCAGTTTTTGCCTTTGGGTGTCGATATGAACAGCACCCGCCCGTGCGTATCGGATACGGCTGGACGAAGGATTGCTTCCCATACTTCGCGTCTGACCCTAGCCGCCTCGTCCACGACTGCGCGACGCAGTCCTTCGCCGCGCAGGTTGTCCGGGTTGTCGGCGCTCTTCCAGGTCATGGCCGATCCGTTCAGGTAGGCGATCCTCAGCTCGGAATGAGACACGTCCTTGAACACGCCTTCGGCCTTGCCCTTCCTGGCCGCGCTGAGGAGCGTCCGGAAAGCCATCTTGCTCTGCGAATAAATCGGGGCAACCCACCAGTATTCCCCCGGCTGTTCGCACACGCCCTGGAGGAGCCAGTTCAGGCCCGTGATCGTCTTGCCCCAGCGCCTGCCCGCGTCGATGACCGGGAACCTGACCGGGGATGCGAAGAGCAAACGCTGACTGTCTCGCGGTGCGTAGCCAGTGATTTTCATCCATTCTCTTTCCCGTTCTCGCCGGACCCGAAGTCAAAGGAAAGGACGTGAGCAACTTCGCCGGAGTGCGAAACATCCAGCGCAAGAATCTTCGGATAGATGTCCCGATAGAATGATTCCATGTTACGTGGGGTTCGCTTAGCCCAGGTCGTCATGCCGCGCACTCCGCCGAGCGCCTCGAATACGGCCCCGATGTTTTCCTTGGCCGCCCTTGAAAGTTTATTTTTCGTCCCCTTCGGGCGTCCGGGATGAGAACGCAGAACAGCGCCCGTTATGGGCGAGACTGCATTTCCCTTGCTTTTTTTATTCACTTGCTTTCCGACTTCTCCATCAGCACCACGAAAATTTCCTGATCGGCCTTCATCAGGCCGTTGATGTCCGCGACAAGCGCATCATCGGTTGCGTTAAACTCCAGCGGTAAGAGGCCACCTTTATCCAGACTGACAAGACTCTTGATCTCCAGCTTTTTCATAAGGGCGGCAAAGGCGACGCGTTTATGGTTCATGGTTTTCATGCTTTATTTGTGGTGGGTAGATGAGCTATAGTCCGCGTGGATAATAATAGGCGTGGCGACTTTCACCCGTTACCGGATGCTAACCGTATCGCCACGTCCGACTTGTCCCGCCCGCACACGCATACGGCTATGCGATCCCGGGCTTCAGGCGAGACCTCTATACACCATGCTTCTTATGAAGACTGGACGTTCATAGGGTAACGCCTGACAATTCCCAGGTAAATAAAATCTCTTTAATAAGCGCGTTCGTTATGAAAGCGGATCAGGCTTCGCCTTAATAGATCAAAGCCGCACCAGCATGCCCACGAGCGTGCCGACGGATGCCCCGAGCGAATACGCGAAGAATAGTTCACGTCTTTTGGCAGAGATGCCCCGTTCGGCCACGAGAAAAGGGACGAGGGTTACGAGGAACGACAGCCACATCGCCGCAAATGCCATGCCGGAAGAGACCGAGCGATAATAGAGAACGACAAGTACGTCTGTGCCCGCGCCCAGCACGAAGAAACCGGCAAGGTTCGCTAGGCGTTTCCGCAAGTGGCGGCTCATCGACCCTCCTGGTCATCTAACTTCGCCTCTTAAACCACCGCCATGCGACTAGCAGACAGAACCCGAGCGCGAATAGCGCGCCGATGTTCAGAGGGGTCAATTGCAATTTGAGCGCAAAGGCAATGTCTAAGTATTCGGGAATTAGATTCATGGCAATCTTCCCTTGATCTCTTCGATGTCTTTCTCGATCCGCTCAAGCCGCTGTTCAATAACGGAAAGCCTAACCGAATGTTGCTCGCATCGCTCGGGGTTTGCGTCCAGCCCCTTTTCCTTGCTGAGCGCTCTTTCTTTCGCTTTCCAGTATGTCAAGAGAGCGAATGCTAGCGTGCCTAATATGATCCCGATGACCTCAGCAATTTTCAGAGCGAGTGCGAGATTCATTTGGCCGCCCCTTTCAGCGCGTCAACTGCTACCTTCGCGCCCAATCCCAGAATCACAAGTTTCTCGATGTTGGAACCGATACGCGCCCACCGGAGCTTCCGCTCAGACGCCTTCCAGCCCTTCTCCGCCAGCGTGCGCAAGCGTGTCTCGCCTTCGTACTTCTGCTTCCACATATCCCCGATCGTAACCTGAGCACTATACTTCGCGGACCAATCGGCGATGATGGCGTCCTTCTCTGCGATGACCGTCTGCGCCAAGCTGAACTTGTCCGACCACGCCTTGACCTGTTCTTTGAGGTTCGCCACCTGCGCGGAAAGGTCGCCGCTCACTTCCAGCTGATGCAGTTTTTGCACAAGTTGAGTAAGATCGGAATCCTTCCGGCCAATGGCGTTGGTCATGTGACCAATGGTCTCGACCTTCTCGGCGATCTCCTGATCCTTTTGCCCCACAATCGCGGTCATCTGAGCGATTTGTGTGGTAAGCGCTTTGCCGT